CGTCTATCCGTGGGTCTACCCGGTTTGTTGTTCTTAACCGAATGACACCTCCGGCGACCAAAGGAGAAAGTGATATAGTCACGAAACATGCCCGTCACGTTCAATTCAGTGACGTTGTCGACTACCGGGAGCCATCGATGCTCAGCCGGGGTGACAAAGGTAGCATTAATGTAGGGGCCGGCGGGACTAAAGCCGACGAGACAAGCAGTAAAGAAGTCTCGCAGCATCGTCCACTTCGCTCGTGCCTCAAGCAGCGACCTGGCAAAGTAGAAGCCACGAACAAGTTGCAGAAAGAAATGCAACAAGCCAAAGCGATATCCCGAAAAGAGGATAAAGCTGCTGTTAAGTTCGTGGAAGGCGTTTATAAGGCCGTGAAGTGCACATTGGTGATATTGTGCCCGAAGAAAGGGTTCAGCCAATTGAACATGCACCGGATTGGTCGATTCACTCAATGGGTGATCAACAACTCGACAACCGACGGCAAAAGAGACATGGTCGCGCGAGAGATAAAAGATCTCTGCTTCCGCTTTCGCGAAGCCTTGCTGAAAGACAAGAATGTCATCAGCGCGCGTACACAGTTCAAGAACGCCGACAGCAAAAAAACCAGGTGTAACCGCTTGGGCTACAACGGTCAAATACCGAAGGCATTCGTGAAAATGCTCTTGGAAATGGCCACAACCGAAGATCGAAAGGCGCAAATTGCCAGAATTGGCAGGAGCCTCCCGTTGTGCTCGGATACCATAGAATCTATGGCGATCAACAAACACAAAGATGTTATGTGTGGTCCAGATCATGGTACCGTCAAGGTTGACGAAAAGACGATCAAGGAGATCGAACAATTCGGTGCAATATTTGCCGAACGTCACCTCGGAGACTTCTCGAATAACCTTCAGTGGGAACCACGTGAAGGGAGCGCTTCTTTGGTATTTTCGCGTATGGACGGAGGTCGCATCGCTGAGCTTATCGCTGACGCAGCGGAAGTCATTGAACCCCTGCTCGAATACACAAGCGAGGGCGAGGGAAGTGAAATTCTCGACGATGTTATTATCGAGAACGCTCTGGAACGCGCGAAACTTATGGCCCGAGGACACATCAAAGTGTTCCCAGCGGTAATGACTGTGAAGGAACCTGGATATAAGGCGAGAATCGTCACAAAATTCCCAGCGGCATACATGCTCGCGGGAGACGTTATTCTGCGCCAACTCCAAGGTATATTCGAAGGAGAAGACTGGCTCGATCGGGATCAACGCAGCAACGAAAGCGCGTTGAACGCGATGCTCAGAAATACCATCGGTTTTAGTGGTATCGGCATCAGCGCGGATCTGTCGAATGCGACGGACCACATCCCGTTTGAATATTCTAGAGCCTTGTGGAGAGGAATACTCTCGGTCTTCATTCGCCCTGAATGGGTCGACGAATACGTTCACAGTGCAATGGGACCGTGGGTACTTGAGTACCCGGACCAATCGAGACTGGTTCAACAGAGAGGCATTCACATGGGAACACCATTGTCGTTTCCAACCCTCTGTATGCTGCATCGGTTCTGTGTAGAACGAGCCGGAATGAAGAGGAATCCACATGTCATCCGAGGTGATGACCTTCTCGGAATGTTCGATTTCCCGGAGGCCTACTTCGAGTCCATGACTTCGATCGGATTTGTTATAAACAAATCTAAAACGATCGTGTCTACTCGGGGTGGCATCTTCGCGGAACAGATATTCATGTTCCAACGGGAGGACAAAGTGGATTCTCGAACAACAAGCCGGCTGCGCGATATGCTTGCGACGCTTACATTCGGAGCCAAAGTAAACCGAGTGCCGACAAGAAACGTCATCACCAGCGTTTCGACAGTTGAGGACATACCGATCAAAGGATTGGTACAACCCGAACTTGCCGAACGAGCCGGAAAGAACGAAACACTTGTCAAACTCGGCCAATACTACGACTCTGTCGTACGCAAGTCCAAAGTGAAGCGACTCAATCAGAGAGTCTTTCACGCCATGTTTAGTATTCACGGAGAAATAATCAAGAGTGCCGCATACGCCGGCATCTCCCTCCATGCACCGCAACAACTTGGTGGCGCAGGCATACCGCATCCTACCGACGGCATCACTCTCAAACATAGTTCGAGAACAATGAGGCGGGTAATGCAGGCCGCGACCACATCCAAGGTTCGTGCTGCCAGATTTTCGGCAGTTGTCCGTTCTCTTTCTGGGAATCAGAACAAGTACATCATGACGGCATGGCTGAAAGCCAAGATACGTCAGACGGAATCGTTCGATCCCGAAAGATCCACAAAGACCATGAACTATGAACCGCTGTCGTCGGACGAATTTAAGTCCGCGAAGCGACGATTCATGATGTATCAGGTCTTGGGAAATAACGGATCCACGCGCAGTGCAGAGGTCGATATTGCTCGACGAATCAGTCGGGAAACTCGACTTTCCGTGAACGCACCCCCCGGTTTTAGGCGATGGGCTGGCGACCTCAGACGACTCGATAAAGTCGGAGAACGCTGGACACCCAAACCGAAGGCGAGTGCTATAGAACGCCTTATAAGTGGGATTACTTCCCTTACGGGAGTATATACGGTCGCGCCGGTTATTAGACGCGGACCCCTCCAAATAGAGGACCACTATAATAGTGACAATCACTATGGTGAGAACAGATCTTATCGTTCCCACCTTCTTCTTTCTAGTGATATCGCAGGACGGGTGATTCCTCACCTTCTTAGCGATACCACTAAAGTTGGA